TGGTTGTGTGCCACCTAAAATCCAGGCTAACCAGTCTCTCGTTTTCCACGGAGAGTCTAACTCGACTCCCAGAGTTTACAAAAACGAAAGAGTTGCTATGAATGAACAACAAATGAGCTCTCAGGAGCATGATCAAATCACCACTTTTGTGGATGATTCTCGTCTCATTTCCTACACCAAACCTTTTGTCAGTACACCTGATGAGTGGGTTGGAACAGCTTCAGAGACGATGGAACACACTATTCCTGGTGTCCTATCTCGTCCAGTTACTATCGCTACTGGTACTTTCTCTGACACTTTTACCACCCTGGTTCTCAACTTTCCCGACATTTTGTTGCAGAAATCCGCTAATGTTGTTGACAAGCTCAATTACTTCGAATTTTTGCGAGCAGATGTTCGCGTGCGTTTGGTTTTCAACGCTACACCGTTCCAGCAAGGACGTTATTGGATGTTCTTTGCTCCATTTGAGAAACAGAGTAACCGTGCCATCACTGGGACAATCCAAAATGCGACAGGATATCCGGGTGTCGAGCTTGACATTGCGACAAATTCGCCTGTCGAACTTACCATTCCGTACTGTTCGCCATTGTCTCATTACCGTTTGACTAACACAGAAAGTTCCATGGGTTCTTTGCACATTATTCCTTTGTCGAACCTGAAGAGTGGAACCACTGCTGATTCCTGTTCTTTTACAGTGTTCGCGTGGCTTATCAACGTTCAGGTTTCGATGCCTACTGGAGCACCTGTTGAAGTTCCCCCTGTTCCTCCCCCTAGTGTGTCTGAACGACTTGAAGCCTGGGCTCAGATGGCTGTTGGCGAAGAACAAGAACAAACGATGAAAGGCCTAATTTCAGGTCCAGCTACCACAGTTGCGAGTACAGCCACAGCGGTTGGGAAGGTGTTTCCGGCCGTCTCGGATATTACGGTACCTGTGGCGTGGATTTCACGGGCTGTTGCTGGCGTTGCTTCTGCTTTTGGCTACAATAAACCGGCTTCGCTCAGTCCAGTTACTCCGTTTCTCAATCAACCGGGACGGGGATATACAAACATGGATGGTTTAGACGCAAGTGTCAAATTGGCTGCGTGCCCTGACAACATGCTTGAACACGGACAACACTATTTTTCTTCATCCGTTGATGAGATGAGCATTGACTATGTCAAGGCTAAGAGTGGTTGTGTCCATAACAATATCCCTTGGACCTCTGCTAATGCAGTTGGATCAACATTGTATTATTGGGCCAATTCACCAGCTTGCCTTCATCAAGAGTTTGCTAATGGTCAGGTTTTTCCTACCACTTTGGCGTTTTTGGCGTCCATTTTTAGGTTTTGGCGTGGTTCCATCAAATATCGCCTGTCCTTTGCCAAAACTGCTTTCCACACTGGCCGTATTCGCGTTACTTTCATTCCATCTGGAGTTAACGTCACATCCTCAACTTATGTTTCTGAATTTGCCCACAATTGGATCTTGGATTTGTCGAAATCTTCAGAGTTAGAATTTGAAATTCCATACGTTTCTAACACTGAGTGGACTGAAGTCAATTTGCGAGACAGAAACGTTCTGGGCAACAATTTCTTGGGTCGTTTCGCTACGGGAGGCATTCGCATCGAAGTTCTTACAGCTCTCAAAGTCGCAAACGCTAGCGTTTCTCCAACTATCACTGGTATGTTGTGGCACTCTGGTGGATCAGATTTGGAATTTGCTGTTCCTGAACTCACGGACACTTATATTGCTGCGCCTCCTGTGGTTGGTCGAGAGAATTTCCGTTCCCGTCAAGTTACTGGGCGAGTGTCTCTTGCACCTGAGGATGTTCATGATCCCGTTTCGCTTGCAGCAGATGATTTTTCCACCACTTATGCAATGCGGGGCACGGATTTGGAAGCTCATGCTCAGATTTTCAATGAGACAACCACTGCGGTTGCCCATCGTGATCAGGACAAGTTGACTGATTCCCAGCAGTTGTTTGCAAAGGCTATCCCGAGAAGCGTTATGCCAGAGGCTATGTGTATTGGTGAAAAGGTTACTTCATTGCGTCAAATTATCAAACGCTTTGGAGTCGTTTCCCGAGGTACCCCTTTCCCATACCGAACCTCTGTTGGTTTTTCTCCACCTGGTCCAGCGGCTTTTTCCGCTCCCAATGAGGCGTTTGTGGTTAACGGTTTGGTCATTGATCCTTGCTATTTTGGAGAAAAGGGAACTACTGCGCCTGTGCCAGTTCAGCTTCAAATGCCCGACTCTTTCAATGCCGCTGGAGCTGCTGTCTCAACGTCTCTTACTGAGATTGCCACTGACGCACCCAATAATTGCCCTCTCTTTTATATCTCCTATCTCTATCGGTTTTATCGTGGAGGTAAGCGGTATAAAGTCTGGTTTCCAAGCAATTATCAAACGAATGCCCTAGCACAGAACGTTGGCACTTCGTCTGGTCGTGGCTTCATTTCGTCATCTGAGCGCGTTGCTCGTCCAGTTGTCGTTAAACGTGACGATATCATACGCACCAATGGTGCGATTATCGGTATCGATCCGTTGACGTCTGCTCGGTTTACGCCTGCGCCTTCATTTGAACACACTGTTTACCCCGACTTGTCTGGGTGCATTGAATTCGAAGATCCGTATTATTCGAAGATGCCAATTTCGTTGGTTGCTGAAGGCACGGTCGTTGATGAAGTCGGGCCTCTCATTTGTCGCCCGAGACTCGAAATTGTCGTTGGTTATAACCCCACTGACGACGCAATTCCTGCATGGTCCCTTGGTTCCTCAGGTTCCCCTACTGCAACTCTAGCCTATCGTCAGAGTATCGGTGCCTACCGATTGATGGTTGCAGCAGCTGATGATTTCAGCTTTGGCTACATGGTTGGTCCTCCAACACTCATCCGATTTCCATCGTCAAGTTAAGAGTGTCGGAGTTCTAACATCACATTTTAAGGGTGGTCGCATTGTTTAGCAAACAGTGTCCATTGAATTTTCTTTCCACCCTCGCGGTGGTTTTATATTCTATGGTTCAGCCCTTGTTAATGTAACGTCCTACTGCTATTGGC